GCAAGCCTATAGGCTTTTGCTTGTTCGTCTGTTAGGTTGTCAGCTACTATCACCGGGACTTCTTTCAACTTTAATTTTTTCGCCGCCTTAAGCCTTGTGTGTCCGGCGATAACAACCATATCCTTGTCAACAACAATCGGCTGCTGAAATCCGAACTCCTTAATCGAGTTCGCCACAAACTCCACCGAATCGTCATTTCTTCGTGGGTTTTTGTCATACGGCTTTACGCTTCCGGTTTTGACATATTTTATATTCATATGCCCTCCATTTTTTGCATAAAAAAACCGCCTCCCGGCGGCATCTAATAAAATAGCCGGAACGATTTAACGCCCCGACTATCATTCTGTCTATCCCAGCACACTGTCTTGGTATGCATCTGTTATTTTTTGTGCTTCATCCTGATATACATCAGTCAGCTTGTTCATCCACTCATTGTACTTGTCTTCATCGTCGTTTTCTTTTGTGTGGATTGCGGCGAGTCTCTTTCCGCCCTTTGCACAGATGTTTGCAAGCTTCTCTGTTTTCTTTGCACTGATGTTTGCCAGTTTGTTCATGTCAGATACACCCTCAGCATCTTTCTTGTACTCTTCAATCAGACCCGGTGTAGCATCCTTCATCTTCTGACTGTACTCCTTGTACACAGATTCATAGGTTGGCTTTTTTTCTTCCGCCTTCTTGGTTTCTTTCGTTCCGGAAGAACCGCATCCGGCTAACGTTGCAACCATAGCAACCATAAGTAATGCAATAATTTTCTTTCTCATTGTTTTCTCCTCTCAATCATAAAAGAAATATTCAATGTGATTATACCAATGATTGCTTAGGATTGCCATATACTTTTGAGAATTCCTTGCAAGAAAACAACCGCCTCTCGGCGGTCGCTCTCGACTATTCCTCATTTTATTCTTGGAGAAATGACTGCTTATGTTCCACATACATAATAGCATAAAGGAAAGTATCATCTGGTATCATGATTTGCAATTTCTCTTCCGAGGCATTCCAACGCTTGCCTTTTGAGACGTTTGGTGTGTGATTCCGAGTAGTTTAACTCTTTCGCCGCCTCTTCCGTGCTTTGCTTAAGAATGTATCTTCGTGTCAAGACGTCCCTATAAGTTGGCTCGATTGATTCGAGCTCGGATGTTATAGCTCTTTTTAGCTGTACCCAGTTAGAAGCAACCGTTCTTAATCGCTCCTGCTCTTCCAGCAGCTCCACGACAGCCTCCTCCATCTTGTTACCGGTGACAGAATTCTGCACCTTGTCGGTGATGTTCAAAGACCCACAACATTGAGCTACATTCTCCAGTTCTTCTATCCGCTGCATACAAGATTTGATTTCCCATTCCGCCTCGCCCAACTTCCGGAGCCTCGCATCCGCAATTTGTGCATATTCTGTCATCCGATACCTCCTATTCTATCGTTCCTATCTCATCACGATTCGCCCGCATGTACATTCCAACCGCAAATTTGATATTGTCGTAGTGTTCATCGCACATATCCAGCAGCCATTTGAGCTGACCGAGCGGCATCCGGACCGCATTTCCTTTTTGGAAGATTGCTACCTCCTTGTCACGGCAGGCAATCGTCACGTCCCCGTCGTCCAGCGAATAGATGAACGAGCCATCTAATCGTTTCCGGACCTTATCGGTGCTGATTCTATATCTTCGCATCTCCATATTCCTTTCGTAAAATTGTTCGCTTCAAGCCATTCATCAGCCTTTTTCTTCGTTGCTTCCGAAATTCTCGCTATACCTTCTCCCCTATCTCAACTCCCTGTGGTTTGTCTCCTTTCAAGTATTCAGTCAGCGTGTCGATAAGAAGGATGATTGCATCGTGCTGATACAACGACCCTTTTGTAAGCGCTTTTCGGATGTAATTCAAATCGTCAATACATTCTTTCCTATTCATCTTCTACCTCCATAAATGGGCAATTATCAGATTTATTTAATACTTCATCACCCCAAATTACTCGTCTACCGGTGACTTCACAGATTTCTAACCACCCACCACCCTGTCGTACTTCGATGTGAAAGTACTTACACAGCTCGCAGTGGTTGAGAATCTTTGTGCCTCCTGTTCTACTTGCCATTGTCCTCATCCTCCACTAAATCGCAGAACCTCCAGTTTTCGACGTAGAATGTTGCTGTTTTACTTGTCCTTCCCTCAGGGAAAGTGCTGTACTTATGGTCCGTGTCCCCGGTCCATTCGCAGAAATACCGCAGTAACCACTCGCCGTTTTTGTCGTTCCGCACCCGCACCAGTGTATCAACCGGAACCTTGTTCCAGTCTACTTCGTATTCTTCATCAAGAAAAAGGTCTAATATTGTGTTGCAACAATGGCAATCTATCGCTCCGCAGTAATTTTCCCAGTTCGTTCCAATCATCCGGAATAAACCGTGCTTTTTCACGAATCCACACAGCCTACCGTCCTCCTTGATAACGTCCATCAACTCGTTTTTGTATTTTTCTCTATTCTTCATTATTCTACCTCCACAAGTTCGCAAAATTTCCAACGCTTGATAGCTCCATGTGCTGTTTTGCTTGTTGTCCCATCTGACCATGTCACATATTTGCAAGATGTGATATCGCTAATGCATCTGAAATATTGCAGCGTCCAGTCTTCATCTTCTGAATCACGCACCCTCACCAGCGTATCGACCGGTACATGGCACCAATCAACTTCGGGTTTCGGCGGCTCTTCGTATTCTTCGTCAAGCCAAAAGGCAAAAAGATTTGCGCATGTGTAGCATTCAAGGTTCCCACAAATGTCTCGCTCAACGTCTACTTCGGATGCAAATCGGGGGATTACGTTATCCCTTAGGAACCGGCACATATTATCGTTATCTGCTCGCCTGCCTTTGATTGCTTCCATAATCTCATCTCTGTATTTTTCTCTATTCTTCATTTTGTCCTCCTTATAAAAACCACTCGTGATTCCTAAGTGGCGCTTGTTCTGGCTTCTCGGCTCTCACCTTGTCTTGCAATTCCTTTAGGATTGGTACTGCTTCGGGGTATTCCTTGAACCATTGCTCACGTTCTTTTTTCGGTGCGTTCGGGCACAATGTACAACCATCACGTTTGTATTGCTGGTAAAGTGGTGATAACAATGCATACCGATTACAAATCTCCATCGCTTGCTGTTCCGTGATTTTGTACTCCATCAGTATCGAACGCAACTTCTCGTTCAGCTGACTTTGTCGCTTCTTTTCGTCGTATGCTATTCCGATATCCTCGTAGTCGTAACATCCAACATCGCAGCTCTTCAACTCTTTTATCTTTCCGAAATTCTTGAACTTACACATCCTTGGGATAAAGCAAGGAAACCCCATGATTCCACCCTTGTCAGCACCTTTTGTTTTTCCGGCTCTTGGGTTTTCAACCGCAACCGTCAGCCATTTATCTTTTGGTACCTCGCTTAAGTCTCCATCCTTGATTTGATTCCATTTCATCTCCATGTTCTTATACCTCCTTCTTAAGCGGGCAATCTTCCGGCTTGATTTTCGTGACCTTGAATAACATGCACTCCGACCCTATGTCACCGAATTTGTCTGTGCACACTGGATTGAGTGGGCAGTCGTTGCAATCTTTCAGCTTGAACGGTTGGGGAAGTTTCATCCACGCTTTAAGCGATTCTGTATCGACCGGATAACTTGTCACCCCGACGAATACCTGTCCGCACTCCTCAAGGAAAAAATCGCTAACCTCTCCGATTGCTGTATAAACTTCTCTTGTTTGTTCATCAAGCACCGTGAAGATTACATCTTCATCACGGGGTGCCTCGCTCAAGTCTCCGTCAATAATCGGATGCCATTTCATTCCCATTTCCTAAACCTCCCTGCTAACCATTTATTAATAAATAGGCTCCCACAGACAGAACCCCTAGAAATATAGCTTCTCGCATGACGAAAATCAGCTTGTCTTTCGTTCTAAACTCCAGACAAGTTAACCACACGATTAGCGCTGATATCGCAAGCGCTACCAAATTAAACCCGATTAATTCTTTCAAAGCCCTAAACCTCCTTGATTCTTATCCCATACCGCCATAACATCAGCTTCCGCTTGATTACATATTCTTTCGTCCGGAAGCCTTTTACGTCCTCCACGACGGTTTTTCCGTCCTCCTCATAGACAAAATCCGCCTTGTAGGAACACTCTCGTTCAATCACCTTCCCGGTCGCCTCGTCACGTTGTGCCGGAATGAGTTTGAATTTAACCTGTGTCCGCAAGTCCTTAATCTCTCCTGCCTTTTCAAGCAGTAGGAGTTCTTTGTATCGCCGTGCCTCTTTCTTCGAATCGAAAATTTGACCGTCCACGGCGATTTTCTTGTTATTGTACTTCGTCCAGTTATAGCTCACTCTGCACCGCCTTTCACTTCAATATCAAGGTTTGTAATTTTCTTAACGTGAGAAGCTCTAAACAAGCATCCTATAACATTCCCTATATCATCGGCTACGTAATAATAATTTTTCATTAAATATAAATTTGGGTCTGTTTCGTTACCAGTTTTGTGTAGAATCCCGACAAATTCGTCTTCGTCGGGCAAATTCACACACACTTCTTTCCCAACCAAACTATCTAGCAATTTTCTATTCCTTTATCATTAGGTTGATGAACATCGGGTATATTCGTCCAATAAAGCCTTTTTCTTCTTTGGGCTGACACTAAGGCGCTGTCAATCATAATCGGCTCAACCCCAAGTATCGCCGTTATTGCCTCCACAATATTCTTTGAAATTCTGTAATTGTTTTCATATAGAAAATGTTTTGGTTTTGCCTCTTCGATTGCTCTGGCATACTGTTTGAAAAGGTCCCACCCTTCCCCCTCGTTTGTGAAAAGTTCCTTTTTTACTTTTGCTGTATGATTTTTGGCACATGACCAGTTTGTGCATGGGCTACCACCAATCAGAAGGTCAACCCCTTCATACTGTGTGAAATCTGCTTTTGTAACATCTCCGCACTGTTCAATTTGCGGATAGTTTTTTTTGCTGATTGTAATTGCGTTCGGTTCAACCTCGTAGGCAACATACCTTTCTACCGGAATTCCGGCTCGTTCAAGTGCTACCATTCCGCAACTTATCCCGTCAAACAGGCTTAACACTTTCATCGGTTTCACTTACTCGCCTCCTATCTATCGCATTCCTTGATTGTAATGTCCACCGTGTAGCCAAGCACCCCAGCAATCTCAATGAATTTGTGCCACGTGATGCTTTCGCCGTGCTCCCAGCGGCAAATCGAACCCTTGTCCGAATACACCATCTCAGCAAGCTCCGGTTGCGTTACGCCTTCCGCCTTCCGCATTTTCTTAATCAACCTTGCCAATGTCGTCGCTGTTGCTTTCATCGCTTTCTCCCCCCAAGTCTCTATCTGATTGTCATGTTCTGCTTCTCGACGAGAGAGCAGCCTTCTACCGTTTCACCATTTTTCAGCGCCTTCTTTACGGCGGTCTTGTCAAGCTCCGGGTCCTTGAACCTGAGGAACTGCTCGCTTACCTTTGACAAGTCGGAGCACTCCACCACCTCGGACTTCCTATAGCTGACCGCCACACGATTCGTTTTGAACTTCTCACCTCTGAGAACGCCCTGCACGTATCGGCTCAGCGACTCCGCTTTCTTCTCGGCTTCCCTCTGCTTCCTTGTGAAGCTGTCTTTTTCTGCCTTGTATGCCAAAGCGTCCGACTTAAGGTTCTTAATCCAGAGGCAGATACCTTCGACCTTCGCCTTAAACTCCATCTCGACCTTGTCGAGGTCCGCAAGGTTCAATACCTCCCCGGTATCTTCGTCAATTTCAAGTTCGAATTTTGCCAGTTCTTCTGCCAGTTCGTACAGTGTTGCCATCCTACTTTTCCTCCTTTGCCCGCCCATGAAGGGCGGGACTTGTCAACCTTTGAAAAATAACCGATTTTTTGTTTTATGTAGAAATAACTTATACTGATTTATTCATCCACCTTTCGGATGATTCCCTTCTTGAGCAGCTCCTTATCGGCATGATAGGTGATGCACTCGTGCACCCTGTTCGCTCTGCCTGCTTCTTCCACGCTCGTGTCGAGGGCTCTAGCGCCGTACTTTTTGCTGCTTTTGACTTCGTCCTCGCCATCGTTCCACAGTCCGTAGGTCGGATTATAGCTTTTCATTGGCTTCCTCCTCGACGATGGCATCCCATCGTTCCGCTTCCTGCTTCCGGCGCTCCTTAGCTATTGCTTCGTCTTCGTCCATCCAGCCACGAATCCAAGCGTAATCGTCGTAGGATTCGATATTCTTGATAGACTTATACCAACCGAATTTGTCGATATACTTTTGCACTTGAGACGGTATCAATCTGTTCAGCTCGTCCAATTGTTCTTGTGTCAGATAGACATTATTGAGTTTTCCACATTTCAGCTTCCCGCCTATGTGTGTGTGATAACTATCCTTATCTATACTATCCTTATCTAACCTACCCTTACCTAACCTATGCGGTCCATGGGACGCCACTTGGACGTCCGCTGGACGTCCACCTTCTGCAAGCGGTTTAAGGTCTGCCCTACGGCGTGCCTGCTGCACATCCGCATCCGGTACCATCTGCAGCAGCAAGTCTTTGTAAATGCTGTCTATCTTCCGGTCTGCTCGCAGCTTGTTATTTTCTCGCCAGTCGGTGATGTAGGTCACAAGGTCCTCGTTCAGCACCGTGCAGAATCCCTTAGCCACCAAGACCTTCAAGTCGTCTTCCGTCGCTCCAATCTGTTTGATTGTTGTGTACGCCTCGACGATTCCGTCGTCGTCAGCGTTAAGCCCAAGGTGGAAGTACAAACACTGAGTCGAGATTGGCATTTTCAGGAACCTAGCGCTTCCGATTACTCGCTTCGAAAACATTCTTCTTTCTGCCATTGTTCACCTCCTAAAATGGGATATCATCATCGCAGTTAACGAATGCATCCGGGACCGGTTCGAATTCGGGCTGCCCCTGTGGCTTCTGCTGACCGCTGGAACCGTTCGAACCAAGGAACTGCACCCTGTTTGCGACAACGTCGGTTGTGTACACCGTCTTTCCTTCTCGGTCCTTATAGCTTCCGGTCTGAATCCGCCCCTCGACGGCGCACTGTCTGCCTTTTGCAAGGTACTGGTGGGCATTCTCTGCCTGCTTCCGGAATACGACGATTCGAATAAAATCCGCCGCCTTGTCCTGTGTAGGTCTGTCCACCGCCAGTGTGAAGCGGCAAACTGCAATGTCTCTATTCTGACCGCCGTAGGCAAGCTCCGGGTCCTTTGTGAGCCTTCCGATAAGTACTACGTTATTCATTCTTTTGACCTCCTATCAAATTATCAAGTTCCTTCTTGCTCATGGTTTCGATGCCTTGAGCCTTGCATTCTTCCACGACTTCATCTATCAGTCGTGCCATCGCTTTTGTGTCGTATTCGCTCGTTCCGTAAAACGCTCTTAGGTTGTGATATCCAAGCGCTTTTTTGCACGGTCCGATATCATCACAGAACCACGCTATCCCGTGGCTGCTCCACACGTCCGAAAAGGCGCTTTTCGCATCCGCTCTGACCGGGATTACGTAGTATTGACCATATTGTCGAACGAACCATTTGTATAGCTCTACGGGGCTGTTTTGGACCTTCTCGGCGAGTTTGTTCAGAAGCTGCCACATGTAAGCGTTGGCATCCACTGTACGCTTCTTCCTTCTCGGTTCGATTTTCACCGTATACTCTTTTTCTGGGTCAACATTTCCGGCGTTCTCGAATATTCGCTCCAGCTCCTGCCGGTCGTCGCTCACTATGGTTAGTTGCGCAGACCATAGCGAGTTCTCTAGTTTGATATCTTTAATCTTCATCGGCAGACCTCACGTAGTTTTTACCGAATATGGCGGTAAAGTTTTCCGTAGGATAATAGGTTTCGAATTGCCGCTGACCCCATTCGTGCAACTCGTCCATAAACCGCCGGTTGAAGTGAACTCCTTCCGGCGGTTCGTTGTGATGCTTGTGGCAAAGCCAAACTGTCAATCCGTACTTCTCGGAATTTTGCCGGTTGGCTGCTCCGAACACGTGGTGCTTCTCAACATAGGGACTTCTGCATATTAGGCAGCGCTTCTGCCCTTGCATGATTGACTTCATCGCTTCATCCCCTCCAGCTTCTTGTTAAGCTTCCGGCTGGCATCCACATAATCAGCCTCGGTCATGTCCTCGACCTTGTCCACGTGGTAATAGCCTAGGAAGCTGTCAATGTCCGATTCGGACTCTTCAAGCATCCGCTTAATCACTCTAGCCTCATGCGGCTTGATTCGTTCGTTCGCAATGCTCGGTTCTTCCGGTTCGCTTTGTTCGATGGATGGATTACCCAATCGGTAACAGAACTCCTTTGTCTTGGTGTTGTAGATTACCAGCTCCGTGATTCTGTCGCCGGTGTAGCCAATGTTCCGGACCTCGAAGCGGTCGTTGCACTTGCCGTCTTTGATGTTGCAGTATTTATCCTGAATCCAGATGAACGGCGCCGTGTACAGCTCCCGTCCGATGCCCCAGTTAAAGCAAGCCCGCTTGAAGCTGTCGGATGCAAGCCCCTTCTCTTTTTCGCTCCGGCTTTCCTTCCCTGTATCTTCCTTCTCAACCCACTGGTTCTTTTCGCTGTCCCAAATGGACACGATGCAGTTAGCGTTGTCCCGGTTGTGGTGTCTTTGCCAGTTCATCGCCCCGACTGTCTCATCGAGAATGTTTTGGTCGCATCGAGCGTCCTTGTACAGAAGCAGCGTTAAGCCGTTAGGATAAACCTTCTGGACCCGGCAGTCGATTTCATCTGCCTTAAGTTTTCGGAATTTCAGTTCCATGTTTTTCTCCTTCCTAAAGTGCTTGTCTCATCCATTCGCTATACAGCGACTTGTTAATATCCTCAATGGTCTCAGTTTCCTCGTAGTCCTCATCCGTGATTACTTCCTCGCCACAGCAAGGGCAATAATGGAATGTTGCCCAGAATCTGACTCCGAGGTAGTCTTCTCTCATTTCGCCCTCCTCGGTGACGTCTTCGTCGGAGTAAAAGGCTCCGCAATTTTCGCATTCGTATTTCATTTTTGTTCTCCTTGTGATACAATACAGTTGGTTGTTTTGATTAGTCCATGCTCCGGCATGGACTTTTCTCTTAGAATGGCAATTCTGCCCACACGTAATCTCCGTTGTTCGGACACTGTCCAAATGAATGTGCGCATTCGCCATGGTGTGTGTTCCATCCAAACAGGCATGTGTAGCCAAGCTTTGCAGCATACGTGACCGACCCATCAGTCCAGAGCTGCATAAACAGATACTCTCCATCCTTCTTTGGATTCACACCCTTGTTCCATACGATTTCCTTGTGAATTTTCATCTTACATACCTCCGATTAAAATTGTTGCTACCATGAGCAATGTTCCGATTGTGCCTCCGATGTACATTCCCACGGTGTCGCCGTTGTACTCATCAGCCGCTTCCTCTTCGAGGAACGCCTTAATCTTCTTCCAGAATTTGGAATTCTTCATAGTCTGTTTCACGCCCCTTTCTGAAATCGTCCACCCTGATTCTGATGTTCTTCCCGACCTTGTAGTATGGGATTGCATCATTTCTGATTAACCGGTATACAGTGTCAGCGCTGATTCCCATTAGCACACTGAATTCCGGTACCGTTACGAATCCGTACATGTTGCCCTCCTTTCGTTGGCTATTTGTCAACACTTAGCGCAAAAAAATATCACGCATTTCTGCCATCGTATCGATTGACAGCAGCTCACATAACGTCTTAATTTCCGGAGCCGTGAAGCTTCTAGTTCCGCAACGCTTGTTATATAAGGCTTGAACGGTAATCCCGAGTCGTTCCGCCACATATTCCATTCTGTAGCCGCACTCTTGAACACGCTCATCAAACTTCTGCTTGTCGGTCATGATTCCCTCCTTTCGTAGACTTTTAGCCTACGTCTATATTAGCACTATGTCGACTCCATGTCAACATTATTTTAATTATTATTTAATTTATGTTTAACTTTATGGTACTATATCAATAAGAACTAATAGAAAGTGAGGCAGTTTATGATGGATAATATAGGCAAGAGAATAAAAAAAGAAAGAGAGCGGCTAGGATTATCACAGGCAGAATTGGGGCGGCTTGTCGGTTATAGTTCTAGGTCTACTATCAATAAAATCGAAAAAGGGGAACGAGATATTCCACGTGATAAGGTTGCGAAATTTGCACAGGTTTTAGATGTGAACCCTGCTTACCTCGCCGGATTCACGGAAGCGGATATTCCGGACGGACTTAATAAGGAACATTACCTTGATTATATTTTTGATTCGAACAGCCCCGAGTTTATGGCTGTAGTGGAGTGTAAAGGTATCGCAGTCAATGACCTATGCATAAAGATAAAAGCATCCGACTTGAACGATTCTGAGGTTGATTATATGGATAAGCAGCTCGATTTTATAGTTGGTCAAAGGAAGTGATATTATATTATGCATATCAAACAACTAGAGCGGAATAAATATAGGGTATGGGTAGATTTAGAGCCGGATTATACCGGGAAAAGAAAGCAGAAATCAAAGGTGTTCCATGCCACATCAAAAAAGAACCTCAACGCTCAAATAGATGATTGGGTTGAATCAATCGCCGGCGTGTCCTCGCAATGCAAAACAGTGTCGGATATGTGTAGCGCCGTATGGAATCAGGTTATAAACAACAAATCGCAAAATACCGTGTACGGCTATAACGCTGCGCTTAAGAGAATCAATACCACCATGGGAACGCTAGATTTGCCGAAATTGACACCTAGGACCATTCAGGCGTGGATAGATGATTTATCTTTATCCTTATCTCCGAAAACCGTAAAAGATACCTATTCTATCCTCCGCCTTTGCTGTTCGATTGCGGTCAATTGGGAATTGCTGAAAAGTAATCCGTGCCACGACGTTATACTTCCATCAAACAAGAAAAAAGAAATCCAGATACTTTCACCGGAAGACTTCGCCGTTTTCTGTTCCCACCTCGACGAAATACCACTTGACCAAAGGGTCTGTTTTGAGCTGGCTCTTTTCGGCTCTCTTCGTCGTGGGGAGATAATGGGGATACTGGAGGATGAAATACCGGATGATGGAAGATTCTTTATCAAGCGAACTAGATATATGCACCGAATAGGAAACGAATTCGTGAAGGATACCAAAACGTCCTCCGGTGAACGCTTGTGCATCCTTCCGGCGCCAGTGATTCGTGATGTAAAGGCACTCCGGAAACATCACATAGAGCAGAAATTGAAGCTCGGTCCGTTGTGGACTGATTCTGATTATCTAATTAAAGAACAAAATGGTGAAGCATTCCACCCTGGAGAGTGCGCCAGACGATTAAGGCGTTACATGGAGCGCATCGGTCTTGAGCCTATTACATTTCACGCCCTAAGGCACACGTACGCCTCTATCTGTATTTCTATTGGCGCTGACCCTGCCACCGTATCAAAGCGCATGGGTCATGCTAACGTATCAACGACCCTCGGAATATATACACACCTCTTCGAGAAGAAGGAAGAAGAAGATAAACTAGCATCTGCACTAGGCGACATGCTCACAAAATCTGTGGAAAAATAGGCGAAAGATTTTAAAATGTTACATGCGTGTTACAAATCAAAATAAAAAAACCTTGAAACAATTGAGTTTCAAGGTTTTCAGTGGCGGAGGACATGGGACTCGAACCCGACACCATAGTATGCACTGGTAGGCACTGGTTGTATAAAACCCTTACTTTTCAACAGTCCGTACAACTAATACATACTAGTGCATACTGGTGTATACTAAAAAAATGTTACACTCGTGTTACACATCATCCATCGTATTGATGTAGCCCTCATCGCCCTTCTCGACGGCTTCTTTCGCCGCCTGCACTGCCCGTTCCAGCATTTCTATGTTTGGATGGTAGTTCTCTTCATCGTTCATATGGTTGAATCTGTACTGCTCCAGTATAAATTCTGCAACATAAATTCGCTCCAACAATGGGTTGCTCAAATGTGCCAACGTGAGTTGAATCACGGAAGATGGACTTGACCCGTGCATTCCCGAAAATATCTGAACCAATGCCTTCTTATCCTCGATGGTCAAGTTCTCGGTGATGAGTTCATAGAGCTTTGCTATCTTGTCTGCATCCTGCATTTCTTCCAATTTGAAATCATTAGGATATGCGTACACAAGCAAATAAGGTATTGGATTCATACCAACGCCCCGGAACCATTCGACAACCTTTGAACACGGCGGCTCACTTTTTCCGGTCTCCCACTTCCGAATTGTCTTAACGTCTACCTGCAATAGAAATGCTAGTTCTTCTTGTGATTTCTTCGACTTTTGCCGTACGAATTTCAATATTTCGTGAATTTCCACCTTCATCTTTAACACCTCCATTCCATTATATTTTATCACTTATCAAAAGGTAATAAAAAGGGCTTTTTTTGTCTTTTTTCCACCCCGAAAATGGTTTGTGCTTTTTTGATGTAAGGTGTAAAATCGCCACATATTACTTGAAATCATGAAAGGAGTATGTGTATGACTAATTGCGTTAATCTGATTGGCTTGTTATCTCATCGTTGTAAGAACTTCTTTATCGTAAATTGTGATGGCGTATTTATCCGCTGTATTGGCGCCGATACGACATATATTCCGCTTTTCTCTTTCGTTGAAATCAAAGGTTTCCTTGTAAATACCGTGCAAGGATACGTTAATAGGACTGCTGTTTACGTTGAAGCATTGGCGGTTGTAACATGAAAAAAGAGCCGGATAACTCCGACTCTTTTTCCATAGAACTCGTATTTAATGAAAGGAGGCGCTCAATGATACCTAGAACGCATGGTAAAATTCACAGTTATATTATACACCTCTTTCAAAGTTCATGCAAGAACATTTGTTCTCTTACTGCTTTGTAATGTCGATAGCAAGATTGTTTCCGGTGACCGCCTGACCGCCGATAACAATAGTAAGAGTCGAACTGTTCTTACCGCAGTACACCCGCACGATGCCACTTATTCCAAGCGTGACGGTATCGCCGATTGCCTTGATGGTCTGTGTAGCATTCATTCCGGGAACGGCTGTACCGTCCTGATAAACCGCCATTGTGACGTTTCCTACCGCAGTTCCTACCACCGTAGCCGTGACCGCAACATCATAGTAGCCTTGACCGTTCAGCTCCATGGCGTTATTCGCCATTTGGCAGCACTGACCAAACCTTCTAATGATGGTATTCGGCTGATAGGTTCCACCTTCCGGAATCGTCGCCGTGCTTGTGTTCACTGCATAAATCGCACTTTTGCAACTCATAATTTCCTCCTTGGCTATATGCCTTTACAAATGATTAAATAGCGTTTCCGCATCCGCAATTACCGAACGGATTAGCCCCACTACAATATGTTGTTGCGTTAGGGTATCTTACAACCCCACACATTGCATTCTGCATCTGGAGTTGTGTAACCTGTGCCTGCAATGACTCGATTTTGTTCTGAGCTAACGCATCCAGAATCTTCTGAGTCTGTGCTGTGGTGTTTGCGTTGATGTTTGCGGTATTGATTGCGCCGTTGTAATTCACGCCGTCAATGCCCCTCTGAGTGATGCAACAGCAATCAGAGATGCGGTTCTGAGTCTCGTTGAAGTTTCGCAGTGTCTCATACCCGAGATTCGAGATGCCGTTCTGCACGCCCATGTAGTCGTTCTGGAGGCTGTCATTCAATCTCCCTACCGCATTCTCTAATCCGTTGAAGTTCATCGCATTACATAATCCCGCTTCCGTTACCGGTTCGGACTGGTTACCTCTGTTCCAGAATCCGCCGCCGCCCATCATCATCAGAATCAGCAGGGCGAAAATCCACATACCACCGTTGTTGCCAAAATAATCATCATTATCTTTTGTCACGGCGGCAATGTCCGACAAGCTCATGTTTTCCATTTTCTTCTCCTTCCTTCGGATGTTCCGAATAAATAATTTAAATATCTTTCACTTGCAAGTGTTAAAACTGATTGGTATTTAAAATTTTGGCGATTTTTTTAAATAAGAATCCTGTCATTTGATGCTGTTCATGAATTCGTTCACGTCGATTCCACGCTCTCTACAGATGGACCGGACCATCTGTTCCGCTGACATTCCTTTTCCGGATAGCAAACCCATTACGTTCTGCATCTGCCTTGAATCATTCATCATGGCTTTTGCCTTGTTTGCTAGGTCGCCGATTTGGTTGTTCTGATTCCTGAATATGCTGCTGCCCATTTAAGATTTCCTCCTTGAACTTTTCAAATTCTGCCTTGGTGATATACTCCGGCGATGCTGCCGGTGTAGCTGTGACCTCCTCGAACCGGAAGACCCGAATCGTCGGAAAACCTGCACCGTCCGTTGATTTGAGATAGAAGATATCTTCCGCCCCATCGAATAGCGCTACGGCACTGTTTGGGCGCATCTGATACGCTTTAGCGCCGTCAAGCCCGGTTACCCTGATAAGTTGTTCGCCGTATGGCTGCTGATAAAATCCGTACATGGCTTTTCTCCTTTCTTGTGATAATGATAAAAAAAAAGACGGCAGCTAATCTTTCGATTAACTGCCGCCTTACTGTCACATTATTCACTTGTAAACTCCACGCTGCCGTGGGGGTAGGATTGGGTCGGATGCCTGCACTTCGTCATACTTCCGTTTTAACCGGCTGATAATCCGGTCTATCGTTGATACCGAAAGATTCAGCTCCATTGCCTGCTTAATTCTGCTCCACCCTGCCGCCCGTGTCCGAATCACGATTTCTTCGTCTTCCGATAAGTTGGCTTGTTCGATGAATCGCTCAAGCACTATTTTTGTCCATATTACTTCGTTAGTCATTATTTTAACCGAATTCTCACGTAGATTTTCCGCTTCTCATAACTTTTCTTTCGTTTCGGTCCGTAGTTTTTTGCTTTCACATCGGACCCGCCCGCCGAATACCACAGAGGATAGCCATGCTTGCTCTTGCCTGCATAAACCATGGTATGCGGTTTGTTGGCAAAACCGCAGATGTCCCCCTTTTTCAGCTTTGCGTATTTCCACGATTTTCGGGGATATGCGATTTTTGCCTTCTTCCGGATGATGGAGCTTCCGGAACCGTGAATCTTTGTGTCCAGCCAAATGTATTTTCCTTTCGGAAGCACGCCGATTGACTGCAAGCCAAAAGATACGTATGTAGCACAATTCGTTCTCTTGTTCTTCAAGGCGCTTGCTAGGCTCTTGCAGGCATGGTTTGCCGAATACTTCACGTGTGCCTTAATCATCTTTGCAGCGTTGGTTTTCAGTGCAGATAGGAACTTGTCAACCTTTGTGCTTTTCGGAACCGATACCAGACGGACGTACTTCTGCCCCTTTGAGTCCTTCCAGATGGTCCATCCCTTGAGTGCCGGAACGTAGATATAATAGCCTTTAATCCTTGTGGCGTGTACCTTCGTTCCGACCGCAAGGGTCTTTTTCCGCTTCGACTTGTAAGAAGGCTTGACCCGCAGGGGGTCAGCCTTGATAACAACGTAAGTCCTGTTTATCTTCCTACTTTTTGCCATGGTAGACCACCTTACCTTTGCTGTTAAAAACAGAGTAGCCGTTTTTATCGGCACATTTCTTAGCGTTCGCAAGTGATGAAAAAGCGCCCTTCTGACTCTTTTCATCCTTCCATGTTTTCCTTACACGGTAGATTTCCTTACTGGGTTTCTTCTTCCCATCCTTGAAAGGCACGCCCAAGTAGCTGCAAACGCCCTTTGCGATGGCTTTTCCGTACTTGTCCGGATGGGCTCTCAGTGTAGCCAAATCGCCCTTAATGCTTCCGGTTTCGAGGATGCACGCCGTCATGTCCGTACCGTTCAGCTCAAAAAGGTCTGTCCGCTTCTGTACTCCCCGTGATTTCATACCCATATCTTTTTTAATGGTCTTTTCAAGGCACTTAGCAAGCTTTTTTCCGCTTCCGGACACGTACAGCGGCATAACGCCCATCGGAGCTCCGGAATAATCACAGTGGATAGACAAGTACATGGCAACGCCGGAATTGTTCGCCTGTCGTACATCGGCAATCATATTTTTGTTGTTGCCGTGGTCTGCATCCGACTGCACCTTTACCCCAGAAGCTCTCAGATACTTGACCGCCGCCTTCGTGATGGCGAGCATCAATTTAGCTTCCGAATAGCCCTTATATACACAACCGGAATCCCAGCTTCCGTCCAAACTCACGCCATGCCCACAATGTACCGCAATCGTCTTACTCATCATCTTCACCTTCTTCTGCTTCATCCTCTTCCTCTGCCAGTTCGTAATCCTGCACCTCTTCGTCGGTGGTTTCAATGTCCGGGCGAACATTCAAGCCCAATGCCTGCTTGAAAGCCTGATTCAATCCGACTGCCGCCAGTCCGGATACTGCACCGGAAACTACCGCCGTAAAGGTCAGACCGTCTACCACGATTCCGCATACGATACCGACGACAAACAGCACCGTTGGAATCCACTTGTTATCTGTTGGCATCCAGTTTCTCATGATGTAGCCGATGCAAAGGCACATCACAACTACCGCCGGTACAAAGTAATCGTTCACAATAGAAATATCCATTTTCTTCTCCTTTTCCGCTGTTTTAAGCGTTTTAAAAAATATTAGTGATAGGTTATAAGGTTAACTGATTAAAAGCTGTTAGAAGCTAAAAGAGAGACTTTTGAGACCACTCTATCGTTCGATTAGATAATCCGTCAGCTCCGCTTTCGCCTTCCGCATCGCATCGATATCATTTCCATCAATGCCATGTGCCAAAAGAGCCAAAAGTGCCCGCTGTGTAATGATGTTTCCCTCTTCCAACTGGTTGAGTCGGTTGTAATCATTAACAGCCTTCCGCTCCAATTCTGCTATTCTCGCATCCTGTGTTTTGTTTGGCTTCCGGAACTGCTCGATTGCGCCGCATACTACTTTAATCGCCGCCGAAATAGCCACGATTGCACCCGCAAGCCAAAGAACATCCTCGGTAGTAACGTACATTCGCATGGTATCACCTCCCTTCTAGAATTTTTGCAACGAAAAACCACCTACAAGGTGGCATTCCGTTAATCATCTTTCTTTTGAGGTCATGACCGCCATGACCTGCTCTTGTAGTACTTCCTCCAACACAGACACCCGCTCTTCTAATGTTCCGCCCGGCTCAAAGTTCTCTTTGTCGATAATCTCGTACAATTTTTCTAATTTTGCCATTATTCCACCTCATCAAGCTTTCTCACCCAGCTTACCGCATTCGGCACCGCCAGCTGCTTCGATTCGTCTGCATTCCGGAACGTGACTGTTCCGCCGGCTTCCACCGGTAGCCATTCTTGCAGGGGTTCCGGGATGGTGACGTCTGCCACTTCTTCCGGATTGATTTCGTAGTACACCGTTGTCGGGTTTTCTGTAAGCCATGCTTTCGCCTTTTCCTTGGTGTCTATGTCCGTCCTGTCGTGGAGCCGGAAGCAAACAGCCTGTAATGATTCATATACATTAATCCCGGAAGCTAGCAGTGAATCGTCCCAATAATCCGCATGTGAAATCGTTGCCAGTCTATCGCTTATGATGTTGGACTTCACTTTTTCATTCTTGTTTCCAATGATTCCCGGCGTTAACTGATTTTCGAATACAATTCGGCAGCAGTTCGCATCTGTATCAACCGACACGCCATAGATTGGCGTTTCTCCGTCAATCCTCACCGATTTGATTTTCCGGTTGACTTTTTCGCCGTCCATGTCAATATAGTCATGTGCCGCAATCGCTGACCGTAGCTCCGGGAAACCTGTCGTGATGGCTTCCGCCCCGGCGGTAATTTTCTCCGTGCGGGACGAAATGATTTCCCCCGGATTGTACGGGTAAGACTCAGCCGGGAACATCCGTTCGAATTGTTCGGCGGTCGGTTCGTTGCCGGCACCAAAAAGTAAAGTCAAGTCGAACAACATGAACGAGTTTTTGACAATCTGATAATCTGTGCAATTAGGCGAGTACAACTGCACCAGCGCATTCCCGCTCTCTGTACACGTTCCAATCACTGAGAGCCGTGTGAATTCGGCACTATTCGTTTTGTCGTCAATATCTAAAAACAGATAATTCTGAAATCCGACCGGGTTCACGCCGTCGGATTTAATTTTAACGGTTTGGTAATACTTGTGTCTCTTCGTCACCGCCACAAATCCGGCTTTGTATCTGTTTACTTCCACGCAATCTGAGATTGTTACAACTCCGCCGGATTCGGTTGGCGTGCAGCCCATCGGGGCGAATTCGTCCGGGTTGCATAGCTGATTCCACACAACACTCTTACCGCCCACCTTGTCCACGCTCACATATTTCGCCCCGCTCGGTGCCGTTCTGCTTGCGGTTTCGCCCTCTTCCGGCAGAATGTCATAGGTCTGCCCCTTATTCAACTTCATTAGGGCGCTGATTCTATTCTCTTGCTTTCGATTTTCCGCAGCCAAATTGTCGCACTCGCCCCGCAAGCGGTCCACCTCGGTTTGCAGGGCGGCGGCGTTCTGATTGTACTCCGCTACCTTTTCGGTGTGGTTTTTGTTGTAGGCTTCCAACTTCACCTCGGCGTTGCGGTTGTAGTCGCTGGTGCGCTGTTCGTCGTTGGTGTCGTAGGTGGTCAGCTTCTCGGCGGCGTTGGCGTTGTATTTGGCTAACTGCAAGTTGTGATTGTCGTTGTATTCGGCGGTTGCAGTGTCAACAACCTTCCGGAATTCTCCGACCGCTCCGCTTGATACGCCCTCCATCAGCTCAGTTTTCTCCTCATCCGTGAAATAATCCACGCCCTTTTTCGGTGTGAACTCTCCGGAATCTGCACGGCGCTTAATTTCTGCGATTGCGGCATCTGCTTTAGCCACGAGCGCATCAAAAGTTGTGCGCTCTTCCGCTGTGTAGACGTAGTCAGGCGGCTTTGGCGATGATTGCACGTTGAAGTTATACGCCGTATAAGTACCGTCGGAATAGCGTTCATAGCACGTTTTGAATCCGGCGGTCTGCAAAAATTCGTCGGGGATTCGGCAGCGCTTGCCGTCCGTCTCAATTCGGATTACTTCATTACCCATCGGGTAATCTACAAACTGTGCTGTTGGTTGCAATTCTGTTAGATACTGATTCACATCCCATTGGTAGAGCTGTTTTTCTGATTTCATTCTTGCTCCTTTCTATAGCATGGTGCCGTCCGTGATGTACGTGAAGCCACCTATACAATCATTGCCCTTTGCCAGTGCATCCGCTCCGGCGTTACGGGCGTAAAACGTGCCATCGGAACCCATATACGATATATTCGAATTATTACCGTAATAAGACACGGCACGAACCCCTGATTTTGTTATTGGTGCCGGTACCCCGGTAATTTTACCGGCGGCGATATTTGCCCCGCTTGCTACTGCTCCGGTGCATTTGGTTGCAACTTCCATCTGTACAATGCTTCCGTACCGCCACCAACGTGGCTTATACTCAACTGCTCCGGTTGTTAGGGTTATCTTTCCGGTGCCACTCTGTATGTTCATCGTTATATTCTCAGCGGATATGTTTTCCGCCGATATCTTGTTAGCATCAATCTGCATTGCGCCCACATACATAGCACGGATATCTTGTTCAACGTTTAACGTGTTTCCAAAATACCCATTCCCTAGAAAGTCAACTGTGAACGCATCTCTCCTATTGTTTTCGGATGCAATCCCCGAGCCAATTTTCAGTGCTTTGAAATCGTATAGATTCATTCCCATATAGTTGATTACGTCTCTTGTTCGATATTGTCCAATATCCACAATCGCCGGGTTGAATTCTATATCGTATGACGCTCTTAGTGCAATTATATCTGTCCTCGTAATCTTTTCTCTTGTAACAAGGTTGAAACTGTCACAATATCCGTTCCCGTCGTCGAATTCTTCGTAGTGTAGGCTGTTGCTATTAATAGCCTTGTCAATTGTTATCGTGTCACCATTTTCTAATTCAAACCACACTCTTTTGGCGCCCTTGTTATAAAAGCTGTACACGAACGAATTAAAATAGCGCCCATCCAAATCTATCGTGTCATTTATATCTTCTACAGAAAAAGCGATGCTGTCTGATATTTCCGGATAGATATCTTCTGTTGGAGTAAGCTTATCCGTATTAATCCAAGTGCTGATTATTTCCGTGCCGCTTTTGAAGCTGTCGACACTAAATAAGCTTTCTGTTCCGGCGTTTACCGCCATTTTGTCTTTTGCGATTGTTACATGCTGTTCGCTTTCCCCTCCAATGTCGATGGTCTCCCCGTAGGATGCAAGCACTTTTTGACCGTCCCGAATCTGTACATCCTTATCCGTAAGGAGTACGTTGTTTTTCGTGGCTGCTATTGGCTTTACGGCTTCCGGTGATACCATCGTTCCGGTATCATCAGTGTTGATATAATTATCTGCATAATTCCGGGCATCGTTAGCATCGTTCCGTGCTGTTTGGTCCTTAAGCTCCGTGCTTGACGGTCCGGTTTTATTGGTCACGGTTAAAACCGTGCTACCTGATTCGCCTGTGCTAAGGTCTACCGTTGGGCTGTATCCATCTTCTCCGGGGTCTCCTTTTTCGCCCGGCGCTCCGGGTTGCCCCTTTTCACCGGGGATTCCTTGCTCCCCTTGTTCGCCTTTGGTTTTGACCCACTTATACACTGCCGGGTCCGTTCCTGCTTCCTCCGTCAGCTGATTTACTGCAGTACCAAGGTACTCTTTCCCTTCCGGGGAAAATGAGAATCCGTCACCGTCGATAGTATCGGCGTAAGCAATCCATGTGTACAGCTCCCGGACCTTTGACAGATTGGCAAAACTGCTTGCTAGATTCTCCACCAGCTCCGAAATGCCGCTATCCTTGATTACATACTCACCCAGTGTAGCCTTCTTCGTTCCGTCGGTGACAGATGTTTCAAGCTCAAGGATTCGACCGGAAATGTAAGTGTTCCCGGCATCGTCCACGATGTTCACACGGTCACCAAT